TGTCTATATTATTTTAAACCAGACCATTCTGTTAGATTCGGTTTGGCTGATTCCATTTCCTCAAATTCTTTTGAATCGGGATGGAAATTCAGCCCTGTTGCTTTTTCTACTTCATCAATAGTTGTAGCATATTTTGATAAGTCCGCTACAGGCAAAGGTTTGTTCGGTAAAATAAATCCAATTCCTTTAGATGTATTTTTATCCACAATTACTTTCCATAAGCTTGACGGTACCCCTACCTTATTCTGACCAATGGTTAACGATTTATCTGCATCATAAATTGTACCTGTAATAACGTAGATATCTTTACCTTCAATTGCCCAATTACGAATATACGTTTCTAATTGTTTCCAAATACCTCTATTATGATTTGGCACTTGCGGAACCATGTTAGACAAAAAGAATGACTCGCTCATAATAACTTCATTTTGCGTATTGTTTGCACCTGGCGATAAGTGTCCCCTGTCATATGGTTTGCCTGCATAATCCGACAATAAAGATTGATGTTCTTTTGCAATTGCTGGGTCTGGTCGAAAATCATCTTTTCGTTTTGCCGGTCCTTTGATTGCTTCTACAGTAAGATGTTCTACAACATATTCTGCAGTCTTTGTATCATATCTATAATGTATCGCATAATTTGTTTTGCACAAATATTGACTGTCTTTTATTTTACTTACGGGTGCACCATGTAAAACAAATTGAGGACAATTGTCATCTATTGGATTAGCTAATAATGCTAAAGGTAATAGTAAAATTGCGAGTAGTATTTTTTTCATCCGAATAATCCTTCTAAGGTTGCTTGCGGCTTTGCCGACCAGCCAATACCATCTAATATTGTATTCATGGGTTCTAGAAAAGATTTGTTAAACATTGTTTCGTAGTCTGCAAATTTTTTCAAATCTAATTCGGGCGGTATAACAGTATTAAATGCTATACAATTCTCACCAATAGTATTGGGCTCTTTTAAATATATAAATTTAATTTTATCACCCTCTTTAATTTTTTCATATCTTTTATCTAATCCCATTTTTTCAAGATAGAAATTATAAAGAAGTGCTCCCCTGACATGCATCGGGGTCGCCTGTTTATATATATTTGATCTGTCAGTATATTTATTTAACCCATTTACACCTCGAGGAAAAGATATATCTTCCGGAGGTAATTTACGATACATTTCTTCAAAATTACGAATATATTCTTGCAGGTTTTCTTCGGTATCCGTTAGTGCCATTTTAACCGCTTTTCGTAAACCATCTCTAATTGGTTCGGGTGTAGATGATCTAACAATTTCTAATCCCATAACTTTTAGCTTTGGTTCTGCATATTGAACTCCCTCGTTGTTATATACATTCAAAGCATAGCGTTTCTTTGCTACCCAAATGCCTTTGTCTGCTATAACCTCTCGTTTAAAGTAAACTTTGTTTTCAAATGCGTTGCTGTAATCTGCAATTTCATTGCTACATTGCATTAGGAATTCTTCAATTTTATCCTTACAAATTTTATCCAATATGCCTACTACTTTATCTCCGGGCATATCTTTATAGAATTTTTTGACCAATGGATCTAATGTAATATAACAAGCATCAGTGTCAGAATAAAAAGAATAGATATAATCTTTTGTTCCGCATACTTTATTCAAATACTCATTTAATGACTTGCCAATATATTGAATAATAAACTGGCCTGTTAAAGTAATACCTTCAGCAATTCGATCATCATAAAATCTAAAATACTCATTTGCCATTGCACCAAATAAAGAATTCATCTGAATCTTTCGAGCCATCTGAAAGTTATTATACTTAGATATTTCTTTTTGCCATTTCTTATCTTTTGTTTCTTCGTACTGAGTCTGTGCCTCGAGCATTAGCTTTTTATACTGTGTACGATCATTAAATAATTTTTGAACAATCTCAGGAAAGATGCCTTGTTTTTTTCTTGTGAAACAATATCCGTTTGCCGTCATGCAATAATCTTCATCCTTCAAGTCATCAAGATTAACACTTTTAGAAATAAGTTTGTTTACAGTTATATCTTTACTATACTGAGGAACCATTGTCTCCGGCGACAAATTATACTGCATAATAATACTAGGATACAGACTAGTTGCATCAAATGATACTACCCAATCATATTTGCCTGGTCGAGGTTCTTGAACATACGCACCCGCAATTTGTCTACCTGGTCTTTCTACTCGTTGATGGACAACAATATTTCGTTTCCACAATTCATTATATAGAATACAATCCCAAGTTCTTACTGCTGAGAAAATGTCAATAAAATTGCATTTTGCGTCATATGCCATTGTAAGAATAAGTTCAATTAATTTCATCTTCTCTTCAAGTTCGTCGACAAGTTCTACGTCTCGAATGTTATAGTCTACAAATTTTTGCCAATCACCTTTCCAAAATGCAGAGAAAGAATCAAACTCATCATAGTTTAATTTCTCTTTGCCTAGCTCTACTTTGGCAATGTGATCTAATTTATATGATTCTTGATTTGAATATGTGAACTTTTTATAGAGATCTAAATAATCTAAAATTGCGATGCCCATTACCTCAAAAGAAATATTCTCTTTCTTTAGTTTAAAGATTCGCTTTTCATTAACGACTTTCCAAGGAGACATCTTTTTAAGTTCATCTTCTCCTAGAATTTTAGTGATTCGATTACATAGATATGGGATATCAAAGAACTCCACATTCCATCCTGTAATAATATGGGGATGATCTTCGGAAATATATTCCAAGAATTTTCTTAGTAATGTTACTTCATCTTTACATTCAATATAAGTGTGTCTGTTAGAAGTTACTTTAAAAGGATTTAAACCAAAGGAAACTAATTCCTTTGTTACATAATCCTGCATGGTAATAATCAATACTTTTTCATTAGGATTTGCTACATCAGGAAATCCGAGATCCGCAGATGTTTCAATATCCAAAGACCATATTTTCATTTGAGTTATATCAAATTCTACATTGTCTGGAAATGTGCTAGTAATATACTGATAAGTATAATTGGTGTTTCCAAAGATCGGAAAGTTCTCAACTTGTTTATATCTAGAAACATAATCTCTTGCCTCGCCGATACTTTCAAATTTTAATTCTTCTAAGTTCTCACCAAATAACGATTTAAATTCTGATTCTTTTTTGGATTTAAAGAAAAGCGATGGTTTAAAATTGACCCGATCTTGTACTTTTTTACCATTATTCACACCCCGTACTAAAATACTATTACCGTATAGATTTACGCTAGTATAAAATTTCATTGTAAAAACCTTTGGGACATAAATAATATAGCATTATATTATATATCATATAGAAAATCAATAGAATAAGGAGAAATTTATGTCTGATGCACCCAAACAATTATCAAGAAGCGAAAGAGAAGCGCAAATTAAAGATAAAGCAGGATGGCTTATTACCGTATTGGCTGCTTTGCTGGCCATTAATACTCTTATGGGTGGTAGCAATTCTAGTAAGGTTTTAAATAATACTATTGATGCAAACAATACATGGGCTTTTTACCAAGCAAAATCTATCAAACAGACACTAGCAGAAATGGCATTAGATGATGCCATTCGTGCTAAGGACACTAAAAAGGTAGAAGTACTACAGGTCAAAATAGATCGTTATGAAAATGAACCTAAAGAAGGCAAGAAAGATCTAATGGCTAAAGCTCGTAAACTTGAGGAAGAACGAAGTGTTGCTAAAGCAAGATCTCCTTGGTATACTTATGCAGGATCCTTATTTCAAATTGCAATTGTATTATTAACTGCTAGTATTTTAGCTGTTAATACGCGATTGTATTGGGCCAGCATTGGTGTTGGCGCCGTTGCTATGTTTTTAATGAGTCAGGCTGTTTGGCTTTGGTTACCTTTTGTAATTTAAAAATAAAATGTGTTTGATGAATGATTTAAAATGGAGCCGGATCATGACATAACATGGATCCGTTAACACTCCTGGCATTGGCAAACGCCGCCGTTGCCGCGGTTAAAAAAGGTTGTCAGCTTTACAAAGATATTAAGAACGCCGCAGGCGACGTAAAGGGCGTGCTGGATGACTTGGACAAGCAATTCAACAAACAGCATGAAACTAAACCTGCCTCTAAAGAACAGCGCCAACAGTTTGAACAAAAGAAAAAAGAAGTAAAAGAAAATATTTTAAAAGATCCTAATGATGTTATCTCCATCATTGGCGATCAGTTGGGAACATTCTTTGATGCTATGGACAAGATTGAAGAATTGTTCTACGAGGAAGAAAAAAAATCTAAAGAGGTATATACTGGTGATGTATCGTTAAGTCGTAGAGCATTGCAACGTGTATTGGTTCGTTCTAGACTTGAACAGATGGAAGTAGAATTACGAGAGCAAATGATTTATAATGTTCCCGCAGATCTAAAAGATTTGTGGACTCGCTTTCAAGATATGCGTGGTCAAATTATAGGCGAGCAAAAAGTTGCAAGAAAAGTAAAAGAAAAAGAAGATGCAATCAAAGCAGCACGTCGTCAAAAAAGAATGGAAACATTATCCTTTGAACTTTCTTTGGTTGTTGGAATACTATTAATATTTATCATAATAGGTGCTTTGTTCACATGGATACATTATGATAAGAAAAAGAGATGGCCAGAATTAGATCAAAAGACCTACCAACAAGAGTTGGAAAGAGAAAAGCAATTAAGAAACGAAAAAATTTTACAGGCAATCAAATATCTTGATGAAAAAAATCAAGAACAAAATAAGAAATTAATAACACCTAATGAAGAAAAATAAATACACATTTTTAGAATGGGTATTTGACAATGTTGGGTTTGCTAAATTTATTTTATTTTTTTATCTATTTTTATTATTATTGTGCACGGGATTATTAGGGTTTGTTTGGTTATACACCAAACACTAATATGAGTCCTTTTAAAAAAACAATACTCGGCATTAGTACTGCTGTTACAATAGCCTCGCCTTTTATTCCTGATTCAGTTAATATTAGTGTATCAATGCCCATAACAATTGAGGCGCAGGTATCTAAAAAAGAAAAACAATATAATGTTGTAACAAAGAGTTGTACTTTAGAAAAATCCTTTGTAACCAACGATGGAGTAAAGGTATGTGATTATACTTGCGGAGGATCGGACAAACAACACATCTACAAAACTTACTTTTATAAAAATGCCGTTTGCCCGAAAGTGATTCAGGAACAAATCAAAGAAAAAAGTAATTAATTTCCTACAACATTTAAAGAAGATATATTAGGATTTTTTCCTGTTAAAATCTGAATGCCAGTTCCAAACAATATATTGTATTGATTATACACATCTTCTTGTAATTCAGCTTCCCAAATAATAGAAGCTGCTTTCAATGTAATAGTATGATCCTTTGCATATCCTGCATAAGGAATCAATGCCATTGAATGCTGGTCGGGAGTGGATTTAGAAGGAACAAGAACAATAGCACATGGCTTTGTTACTACAATCTCAATACCATTACGATAATCAATATCCCCTACAATTTCTTCGCCTGTTACAAGTTTAATTACTTTAATCATTTTATTTCCTTTAATGCCAATAACGTATATTTTGATTTCGCGCGGATTGCGTCAACTCAATCCACATTATAAAATAGTATTTAACATTTGTCAATAGCTTTTTCATAATGAATTGTCCGTAGATATTTTCTTAGTTTTACTTGTAGGTTCTTTAATCTCTATTTTCTTAGGCTTCTTATGCTCGGGTATAATACGCTCCAAGAAAATTCTTAGCATGCCATTTAACATTTCTGCATCTTTAACTTCAATCTGATCGTCCAAAGCAAAGTTGCGAGTAAATGCTCTATTAGCAATTCCCTTAAATAGGAAATTATCATCATTATCTGTGGTTTGAATATTGCCTTTAACAATCATCTTGTTATCAGCCAATTCAATTTCAATATCTTGTTTAGCAAAACCAGCAGCAGCAATTTCAATTACATAAGTATTGTCGCCAGTTTTCTTAACATTGTACGGAGGATAATTGGGAATGTTCTTTGTTATATCGTCATGCATTTTTGTAAGACGAGTAAACTGGTCATCAAACCCAATAAAATATTTGTCCATTTCTTTGAACATATTTGTGTCGAAACGAGGCATTGTTATTAGTGTCATTTGTTACTCCCTATTACTTAGATTTGTTAGAACCATCAAAGAAGCGAGTCATTGACTCTGTACCAACGGAAATCAAATCCAATCCAGATTTTGCGATCTGTTTTGTAAATGTACGTTGTGCTTCAACGAAATCTATTAGGGGTTTTTGGATTGTGTCTTCCTTCATTGTGTTACGAAGGAATTCTAGTTTGGCGTTTTGAATAGTATCAATAGCCATGTCTGCGTAAAATGTACTCATAATTTTCTCCTTAAAAGCGAGTATTAAAATGCTTACCCCGAAGGCATAAGATCTGACGGTTTTATTGAGACCCGTCAACTCTGTTTCCCATCCCTGGGAACATACTTATTTATTACTAGTTGTTAATTTTTTCTTACCAATGTTATACTTTGTTTCCAATTTCCATTCTTCTTTTTCTCTATGTGAGATAACTTTGATCTGGGATAACGGAGCATAGTCTTGGAATAATTCAGGATTGTTAACTTTAACCAATCCCCAATCTACTAATAACTTTGAAATTGTATTTCTACGCTGCAAATCATTTTCAGATAGATCTGCAGTTTTACCATCTAATGCAAATAATTCTTTAAAATGAACTATAAAATATCTACCCTGTTTGTGTAGTATATGGCATGATTGATATAGAGTTTTATCTTTTCTAGAAGCGACACCAATTCGTGTTAATGTTTCTCTTACTTTTAAAAAATCATCTGGTTCAGACAAAATTACTTCTAAGGGATGATACCCTGGAAAATCAATATTGATTATATCAGTACTCATTACATCCACCCACCTTTTGTTATTCTTTTTTTCATTTCTTCAATAGTCGAAGAATTTAGAAGTGGGAGTACTTGTTTGGCTTTTTCT